ACAGCAGCCGTTGGGCCAAGCCTTAGTTTTTCTATCGCTGGATTTCCTGCTGTTGCAGTATCAAATAAAAGACCACCGTCTTCAGTTGTATTAGATGCGTCTGAAATAAAACCAGTAATAGCAGCATATTCTGTTTGGTTGTTAGAATCATCGTCTGCATTAAATATTATGCACCCGATTCGGTCACCATCTGCTGCGCTGCTATTATCCCTAGCTAAATTTAAAAATGGGCCTCTATTGGCATCTGCATCGGTACATTCAAGGATAAGATTTGCGTCATTATTAGAGGTGCGAAACCGTCCTTGTCCAAGTACATCAAGCGTATACGCAGGGGCAGATGTAATTAGACCAATTCTTGAAGTTGAAGCATCAACAAACAGCATATGGGTGTCGTTGTCACTCTCGACGCGGAAGTCGCTATCCGCACCGCTTTCATTAAACACACCACCTACGTTAAACGAAGCCGCACCAGCACCTGACATATCAAGGGTTAGGGCGGTTATAGACGATCCGTTGTCTACCCCTTTAAAAATTATATCTTGGTCGGTAGTGTTCGCTTGAATTATATTTTGATTGGATGAATGATATATTAAGAAGTCTTGGTTGTCTCCAAAGCGAAAAGCATTACCATCCGCCATATTAGCATCAGCATTAAAAATTGCTCTACCCGCCTCAGACATATCAAGGGTAAGAGCAGTTACAGTAGAACCACCATCGTTGCCTAAGAACTTCATATCTTTGTCAGAGATTTGAGAAGAAATATTTACATCACCAGAGTTGTTCTGAAATATTCTAGCGTGTTCTGTCCCTGCGTCTTTAAACAGAACGTAGCCGCTGTCAGAATCAAGACTAATATCCCCTGCAACGTCTAGTGTGAAGTCTCCAGAAGCATTAGAAATATTGTCTCCTGCGCTAAATACGATGTCATTACCGCCAGTCGTGTTGCCGTTAGCAAGTATTTCTGCAAGTGTGTCAACAGTGCCAACCTGACTATCTACATACGCCTTGATTGACTGTTGAGTAGACAACGCAGTGGCGCTGTTCGAGGCCATGTTGTCTTCGTCGAGAATATTAGTGACAGATACTGCCCCAGTACCAGAAAGGTTGTCAAACTCAACCGTCCCCGCATCAACAGTGCCTGTTACAGTCACGCCTCCGCCGACTGTCACGCTTCCAACTACATTTAAAGCATCAAAGTGTGCATTGTTGAAGACGTTCGCGGCTACGGCACCTGTACCGCCACCGTTAAAGAACACAACCGCAGTCGTACCCGCAGGTACTTCATAGTCGTTACTAGCGTTATATGTGCCTTGAAACAGCAAGATACTGCGCGAACCAGACAAGCTGTTACGCACATAAATAATCTTTTCAGCGTCATTCGGGGTAAGTTGCACATAAGCCGTGCCACCCAAATCACTGCCATCATTAAAAATAACCAATCGGTTGCGCCCGTTTGAATTGGAGCCATCGCTAATTGGAAGTGCGTTTGGAGAGCCAGAAGACCCTGTGGAACTTAAAGTTACTGTGACCTGACCATCAAGCGCAGTATCTAAAAGTTCTAAATTTGTATTCGTGGTACTTCCCCATGTGCCAGACTGTTCGCCAGTTCCTATGAGTTCGATACCGTTGTTTAATGTATATGTACTAGGCATTTTTCTATCCTATGCTGCTATGTCATCCCAGCCCGGAGATTGAGACGGTGTTTCGTCACTCCAAGCGGGGGTGGAAGATGGTGTTACGGGAGTATAACCCGGATTTTGATTTGGAACAATAGCTCCCCAAACGAGGACCTGACCTGCAATACCTGTCGCTGATACTCCAGTGACATGAACGTCTGCATTTGCGTTAGTTTCTACGGCACCAACTTGACCAGTTCCTGCAACGCCAGTGACGTTTACAGTAACAAATATTCCTACATCTACTGTTCCAACAGTACCAGTAGCCGCAACGCCAGTCGCGGGAGCATTCGCGTCAGCAGTTGTAGTGACTGCACCAACAGAAGCTGTAGCCTCCAATCCTGTAACGGAAGTTATTGAATCGGCGGTGACGACGACAGACCCTACGGTTCCTGTACCAGCTACTCCAGTGGCGTTAACAACGGCTGTTCCAATAACTGTAACAGAGTCAACAGACCCAGTAGCCGCAACGCCAGTGACGTTTACATTAACGCCTACGCCTTCAATAATACTTACAGAGCCAACTTCACCTGTTGCGGAAACGCCAGTTGGATTAACGTTAGCCTCTGCTACAACGGTTACGCCGCCAACTGAACCCGCGGCCTGTAGACCAGTCACAGGGACATTGGCCTCTGCGACTATTGTTACAGAGCCAATTCCCCCAACGGCACCCACGTTCGTAACGGAGCCTTCGCCAAAGGCAAGCTGGCCCCACGTTCCTCGGCCCCAACCAGAAAAGGGGACGATAACATCCGTCATTAGGCTATCCGAATGATGGCGTTAGAAGCATCTGCCGTTGGGAATACTACAGTAAAGTCGCCATTTGTAGAAGTTTTGTCAGAACCAAAGTCCAAAACTACAACAGCAGGGTTTCCTGCGGCGGAATCGTTATAAATCAAAGCTCCGCGAGCGGTAATGGTCGAAGAGGACCAAGTTGTATCCGCAAAATCAGTAAAAGCTGTAGTTCCTGAGCTTGTCGGATCAACTCGTGTTAGAGTGTTTCCTCCAGCACTATAACCTGTTCCTGATACCTCGTTAGTCGCGGTATAAGCTGTTGTAGAGGCGTTAAAAGATGCACTATTCGTATAAAGGGCAATCTTAAACGTGCTACCACCTGAGTTTTTAAAGTTATGCACGGCCTCAAGAAGCTCTTTCTTAAAGCTCGTACACATGAAGTTACCTGAAAAGGCCATGTCACAATCTCCTTATAAGTTTAACATGTTTGTTTTGACTGATACTTATCATGTTTTTTCTCGCAAAATAAGACCAGTACGATAAGCGTCAGTAACTTCTTGTGATTCTCCGAAGTTTTTGACGCGAGAAAGGGCTTCAGTGAATCGCTGAGTGTAGTTTTGAACTAAATCAGCCTCACCCTTCATAAATGTATATGCTTCGATTAAAGAGCCATATAGCATTGAAACAGAAGCATTTGTGCTTAACCATGTTGTTCCATCTTCAGCACCAGCCGTTAGGCTTGCTGGGCGATAGAAATAGTGAAGCTCCACTTCATAGGCCGCATCTGGAGTTGGGCCTAGTATGAAATTATCAATATCAAACTGCGCATAGTATCTAGGAGCGCCAGCCGTAGAATTGTTCGGGTTAAATGACTGAACAAAGTTTACGTCTTTAAATAAAACAAACTCTTTGTTGCCTCCACTTGTAAAAGAAAGGCTATATGGAGCTAAATAATCGCTGGGAAGGGCAAGATATTGATTGTTTGCCGCCATATTCCCGGATTGATTCTTCCTAAATACCTCTAACTGAGCTATTTTGAGTATGCGCTCTTCAGTGTTTTTAATGAAAATATCAAGACTGTTCACAAAAGTTGTTTCTGTGTTTTCAGTGTAATCCTGAATCGCGGTCTTTAATTGTGCGTATGTAAAGCTCATGATATATTCACCGTAACGCTACCAACAGAACCAGTAGCAACTAAATTATTTGGGGTTAATCCCCCATCGTATGCCATTCCTACTGGATTCCAGCCCCATTGTATATTGTCTTGTTGCGGAATGTTCTGTTCAGGCCGTGGATTGCGCAGTGCTTGGGGGTCAGGAGTGGCGCGAAGAGGCTCTAATTGCGGTTGCTTCGCCTCCCACTCATCCTTGCCTACAAGAAGCCCATTCCACTCCTTGCGCATGTCTCTGAGCCTGTATCTGAAGCCAGAACGGTCAGATATGCCATATGCCCACTTTCCTGTGGCATACTTAGACATAACGGTAATTCCTCAAATCAGGAGCGACTCTAAAGGATGCGCGATCTCTATCTTCATCCATTGCTCGACCTATTTCCTCTTCATACACCGTTTTTAGGAGTTGAGAGCGGTCTGGAGCGCGTTTTATGCTTATATAATAGGCCAAACCAGCCGCTAAAGCAGGGTAAAAACGAAAGGGAACTTGCACTGTATTTGTGTAAGTATCGGCATCATCTAGGCGTATTAGGGCGTTATAATACACCACATCAGTGCTATTATCAGGCAAAGGCCACATTTTTAAGACAGGATTTATCAATCTATCGACAAAATACTGCGTTGGGCGACCTGTTGTGGATTTTGTTGGGATATTTAGGTATTCATCCCTACTTATGCGGTCTAACGCGTAATCTGTGCCATCTCGACGTACAACAAGGGATAATATGTCAATTGTGGACGTTCCGAGGTCGTAAGTGCCATCTCCCTGAGTAACTGTCAGGTTCTTTTCAGCTATAGTCCATTGATTTAATCCACGGTTAGCCCAGTCAGCAAACATTAGGTTCATAGACCTTTTTGCTGTTTTTAAGTCATATCCAGTGCGAACTTCCAAGCCGCAACGCTCAAAAGCCTCTTCAACGTAGTCAGCTACGTCTAATTCAAAGTCTGTTGAGCCTGATACTGTCATTTCTTCTTCCTTTTAAGAGCCTTTACCCTCCGAGGTTTACCCGCAGGTTGCCCAATACGCTTCTTTTGTGCCACTCTACTACGCTTTTCGCTCGCTGTCATCTCCGAAGCTGTCTTCGGGGTCTTTGAGCTTACGCGCTTGCTTGGGCGACAGTAAGGTGTTCCACGTTTTTCACCCTTTTTGCGACCACAAGCCTTGCCTGTACGCACATCTTTCCAGTCTTCTTTAAACCAACGCTTTAAAGCCGCGCCTTTTTTTGTTTTTCTAACCGCCATCAGCTTTTCTTCGTCACTTTGCGGCGACCAGACATCACCTTTCCGCAACCATTTGCGACTACTTCACCACCTTTTACCATTCGACGCACTGGACGCTTGCGAAACTCGTTAGAAGGCTCAATAACGCCTCCCATAGCCTTCTTTACAGGCTTTTTCTTACTGTTTCCCCAGTTTTTAGCGCCGACTTTTCGGCACTTTGCGATTGCGCCGCTTGCGTATGCGCTTGGGAACACCTTGTACCTTGCTTTTACCTTTTTGTAGCACGCGTCCTTTGGCATTTTTCTTCCTCTTCATAGGCGGCTTTGTGATTTGCTGCCCCATCTGTGAACGGCTTATCGCCATTTAGCATTTCCACCGTTTTCTTGCTTGCCTCAAACGGCTATTTGGGTCTTTTGCCGCTTTTGGAAACTTTTTCATTTGACCAGCCGAGCGTGCGCAATATGATTTACGCCGCTTTGCCGCTTTACTGCCCTTTTTGACCTTACCAGTCACAGCAGTCTTCAGCTTAGAGCCGGGATTTGCTTTTTTGTACGCGGCAACGCCCTTTTTGGTCATGCCAGCCCCTGATTTGGTCTTACGGTAATTCCCGCCCTTACCAGTGGTTTTTCGTATAGGATTTTCTTTTTTACGAGGCATTAATCACCTATAAAACTTTTAGATGGGAGAATAAGGCACCCTCCCACCATATTTTAAGACAAAAACACTGTCAGTTCGTTGCTTGATCCCGTGAAAGCACTAACATACGCACCGCTTGTAGCGAGAATACCATCATCAGGAATGTTTAAATGGTGCATCCCTACTGGAAAGGTTTGCGTAATCAGTGTATCGCCCGAACCGCTACCATCTTTAATTGTAAAAGCACCCGCTGCGGCTGCATAAATTACAATTTGACGAATGCGAGAACGAGCAGGACCGACAACAGCCGCAGATGTACCCTGCGCCCAATTATATGCCTTTACTGGACCTGCCATATTATTCTCCTATTACGCTAAGTTGTTGTTTTGAGCGTATAGAATAGTAAAACGAACCAAACCCGCATTTGTTGCTGCTGAAGCAGTTACAGTCAAACGAATGTCTGCTGTTCCTGTGTCTTGCCATGCCAACGCAGCGCCAGCTTCTGTGGTCGGATACTTACGACCTGCTGTTGTTCCGCTTGCGAATGTGTTTAAAATAGTAGCTGCACCACCTACGGTATCACCAACACTCAAGTTGGTTGTAGCATTCGCCGCAGTAATTACATCAATTACACAGTCAATAATCTGAGAATTTGCAGGAATAACAACGTCAGTAACGGATGCCGCTAATGCGCCGCCAGATAAATCTGCTGAAAAAGTCTGCGTCATAACAACTTGACCAACGTTTGCAATATCAGAGCCAAGCGTTGTGCCAGTAGTATCTTTAATTGTGCCAGCCTTTATTGGGCCAGAGAAAGTAGTAATACCCATGTCTATCTCCTGTCTGGGTTAAGTCAGCCGCCCAATGCGGCTGTCAGGGATAAATTAACAATACACCAAGTTTTAAAAAAAAGAAAGGGGCCACCGAAGTGACCCCTCAAGTTAGGAGGAGGTATGAACTACCTCCCTAACTGTAACACACTTTATGCACCCGGAGAACCGAATACAGCGCGTGGGTCAGAATAGCCGAAGCTATAACGCTCACGAGCTTTAAAGCGCATGTTGCCTGTGTCAAAATCAGCTTCCATGTTTGTACGCATTGGTGAGCGTTCAAAGTGTTTGAAGCCATTTGGAGCATCAGTTTTGATGAAAAACGCATCTGGGTCTGTCAAGAAGTGGTTAACAGTGTAACCCTCTGGAAGCATACCCATGTTACGAATTGCGTTAATATCATTATCGGCTGTGCCAACACGCAATGTTGATTCCAACAAACGATCTGCAACGAATTGCAGTTGTGGTGGAATGATCATTTTTGTGCCGCGCAGAGCAATAATCATGTTACGCTCATCTACGAAGGTTGAAATATCAATCAACGCATTTTCCAACGAAGTTTCGTTGAGATCAGCCGCTGTTGATGGTTCGTTGCGGAAAGTTCCGCCACCTGCAAGTGGGTGTGCTGTTGAACAAAGCTCAACACCGTCACCACCAGAGAAGTTAGCATTAAACGCGTTGTTTAATACTGACGCCGCTTTAACCTGCTTAGTGTGAGCCATAGAACGCGCAAGCGCCTTCGTATAGCGAGCACCAAGACGGTCATACAGGTTATCTTCGATAGCCTCTTCCGTCAAAGCGAATGCAAGCGCAACTGTTTCGTGTGAATAACGAGCAGTATATGCTTCATTTGCATTGTCGAATTCGACGCCAGACCCTTCGGATTTTGTGGGAGCATTCCCAAATCCGACGAGCATAACTTCCTCTTCAAACGCACGGTCTGAAGATTCTGTGTCAAAGATTTCAGCATGTTCGCCTTCGTAGCGATCATACTCCATACCGAACAGAGCGTTTAAACCCGGTTCTAGCTCTTTGACGAGTTGTGAACGTGAAATAGCCATAACTCAGTCTCCTTATGCTAGACCCGCAGTGCCAGCACTGAACAGGTGGTTGTTGATTTTTACGATCACATTAGTGTTCGCGGTGGCTACATCGCTATTCTCAGGGTCCTGAGAAATGTCGATTGCTTTGAGTGGAAGACCAGCAGTCGTCGCACCCGTTGTGACATCTAGCTCAGTGCGAGAATTACCACTTACGGTACTTCCTGCTGTTGCGTCAACAATGTCGAAATTGCCAAACAAATCAGCTACAGGGAATGCAGCGTCAGCTTGGATTTCAAAGGTTGCACTTGGGTCATCAATGACATTTGCGAAAATGTCTGTCCCAGTTGCACTTGCAGGCCAATAGTTTGAATAAACAATATTGCCATTTGGGTCTACATATGAACAGCCGTTAAATACGCCCAAAATCAAATTGGTAGCGCCCGCTGGAGCACGAGTAATAGTTCCGTCAGTGGCGACTATAACTAAGTCACCTTGGAAAATACCCGTACCATATCCAGAAGCGATACGATACCGATTTTGTCTCTGCGAGCTAGTGCTCGTTTTGACAGGGCGAAGGCCGAAAGCAGCGTCTTGATTAGACATCTTTACTCTCCTTCAGAGTTCCCGCGTCCTTTCTGTCCGAAAGAAACGGAAGATTTACGTTGAGGACTTAGCTTCGGCATGGCTGGGTTGTTTTCACGCATCCAGTCACGATCCACTGCGTCCAATTGATTTTTTGAAACACCTTGATAATGTTTATTCCGCTGATCAGCCATTTCGACAGGGATACGAGCGAGAACAAGACCACCAACACCGATAGTGCCAGCGTTGCGTCCCTCATCTACTACAGGCCCTAAATAATCGGGATACTCTTCAGCGCGAACGAGGTCCCAGCCTTCTTGCCGTTTTTTATGAACGTTTGTTTTATCGTCGAATTCCATTACAGATTCGCGTATCCAACGGTGTTTATAACCGATAGGTGGTTCGGGAGCTTCCAGAGCAGAGCCGGGTCGCCATTCTTGAACGCGCTCTGCGCGATCCCGCGTGTTTGATTCGCGTGGTGTCCTGTCTGCCATTTTATTCTCTCCGATTTCCAATTTTTGCGACTTCTTTTGCGTACTTATCCAGAGGAATCCTCATCTTTTTCGCAAACGCCACTTGACCCGGTGTTAATTCAACCGATTTTTTCCGCCCTGATTTTACTGACCGTCCATTGGACGCAGGAGCAACAGTCTGAGCGTTGGACCGTCTTTCCCGATTAAATTTTTGGGGCATTTCTCTACGCATACGAGAGTCGATTTCTTTGTAGTAATCGTCTGACGTAGGATCAAAATCCTCTTCCAAAACAAGTTGTTCGTGGATTGCTTGAGCCGCACGCGTCATGATGCGGTCATTTCCAAACCAAGAATTCTTTTCCAACCAACCTTCAAGTTTAGGATCACGAGCTTGTGGAGCTTGTGGAGGCCGTGCTTGTTGAGGTGGTGGCTGTTGCGGTGTCTGAGAAGCCTGTTTTGCGGCTGCTTGTTGACGCTGCAAATTAATTTTTTGAACTCTAACTTTTTCTTTAGCTACAGCTATTTGAGATAATGCTTGTTGCGCTTTCGCGGCCTTTTCATAATCACCAGCTTCACTAGCTTCAGTGTAAGCGCGAGTCGCTTGAACTTCTTGAGCTTTTAAACGATTTTCAGTTTCAGAGTTATATCCTACGCTCATTTGCTGCAAACGCTGTTTCATCTGAGCGTTTTCTTGCTGCATGTTTTGAGCATACTGAACCGCGGCTTGGGCTTCTTCGGAAGCCTGCTTTCGTTTCGCAGTTAATTGATTAATTCGACGCTGGACAGATTCGCTGTAATTTTCTAGCTCATCGTCGCCATTAGATTTTTTACGAACATTTGTTCGGGTTTCTTCTTCATCGCTATCCGATGTAGAAACCTCATATTCGTCGTCACTGCTGTCGTCTTCAACTTCAACAGATGCGCCATTTTCAAAATCTTCGTCTTCACGAATATCTTCAGCCATAGCCATTTTCCTTGCTCTCCCTTACCTTATACATACGAAATGTCCTTGGGGTCAAGAATCGTAGCAATAATATTATCGTCATTTATGATACGAACCTCAAGACCTTCCACTTTGAACCTATTTCCACTATATCTTCCTATAAGAACCCAATCTTTCTCATTACACCAAGGACCATTTGGGAACTTCTGGGTGTCTGCATAAGCATCGGGGCCTAACTTAACGACATAAGCCGCTACGGTAGCAAAGGATTCACGCTCTCGAACAGCGTCTGGAACAATAATTCCGCCCTTTGTTTTCTCGCTAGGATAGTATGGTATGATAAGAACGCGATAGCCTGTTGGCTGTGGCAGTCTTTCAAGGGATGAAGATTCCATCTGTGATGGATCATCTTCGTTTTTGTTTTCTGAGCTTTTGCCAAAAGCATTTTCAATAGGCTTTGGCATTGCTGGGTTTTCTTTTATGGCCTTTTGCGCTGCCTTCGCAACGTGATCAGGCACAAATAACTTGCTAGTCATCTGCGTACTCTATGCCTTTCATCGCGGCTTTAAGTTCATCCTCAACGTAGGCCATGCCGCGTATTTCACCTACGATGTACCGATACTCCTCAAAGGTCTGTATCGAACCATCCGCGAGCTTATCTTTAAGACGCACATCGCGCTCGCGTATGCTTTTGTATAAATATTCTGCAAGATTAAGTGCGTCCATACAACATATAGTATGCTAATGTGCGGGAAACACAAGTACAAATACCAGAAAATCAGAAAATTCCTTGGAACTTCTGGGGTCTTGCCGCTTTGCTAAACCTACTTAGACTTTTTTGCGGCGGCTTTTTTCTTTGCGACTGGTTTTTTCTTGGCTTTTGGCTTTTCAACCCACGCTTCGTTTTCTGGCGTGCTTGGGTCATCTTTGACGAAGTGTCCATCTTTATTACGCGCCCTTACCATTTCTACAGGATTTTCAGATAGCCTTTGGGCTACCTTCTTTTCTTTTTCCTGTTGCGCCATTTTTGCTCTAACAGTTGATGTCATGATACTATCCTTTGCTCATTGCATTTAGAGAAGCAATGTCACGCTGTGTTTGCAATCTCTCTTCAGCAATTCTGGTTTTGTCTTCCAGAGCGGCTTCGGACACATCAATACGCTGTTGTGCTATGAGTACGTCACTGCGCTCCTTCTCTTCATTGAATGCCTGTTTTGCGTCAAACTCTTCTTGCTTACGCTGTAAATCTGCGGCCTTCAGTTGAAGCTCTTGGTTTCTTATATCTACCAAAGGATCGCCTTGCTCTTCTGGCGTCATGGCCTGAACAAGTTCTTCGGTTAGATCAGCAATAATCTGAGCCGCCATCGCATCAACTTGAGGCTGTATTTGCTGCATCATTTGTTGCTGTGGGTCCATAGGAGGTTGACCCGGAGGTGGTGGTGGCTGCATCATCGCTTGCTGTTGCATCATCTGCATTTGCTCTGGTGGAATCTGGCTCATGACTTCTTGTTGCGCCTGTGCCTCTGCGAGTAGCCCTATATGCTCCTGTATGTGGCCTTGTAGCGCCATAATAGCATTAGGGTTCAGTTGCATAGCTGGAGTAGACATAACAGCCATATGAGCCTCTATGTGAGCCTCGTGGTCTTGCTGTGGGAATGCCTGTAAAGGAGCGCCCATAAGAGCGTTTTGGTTTTCCTTCGATGGATTAACAGGAGGAGGTGGTGGTGGAGGCGGTGGCAAGATGCCATCAATGTTAGTCACACCAAGAGCCTCGTACATTTTACGGTACGCTTGATACAATCCCTGTGGACCGCCGTGTATCTGTGGGTTTGACTGAACCATTTGTAATTCTGTTTGTGCCAACGCAATACGCTGGGACATAGAGAAAATGTTTGGATCAGACACAGGAAGAACGTCAATGCGAGCATCAAAGTCCTGTACGAATATTTCTGGACCCATCTGCATATCAGCAGGATATGGGTACGCCTGAACAGTTTCAGCGAAAATCTTAGAAAGCAGCTTAAACTCAATCTTTTGAGAATAATGCAAACGCTTATGGATCGCAGACATAACCTTTGTCCCACGCTCCATGATCGCCATAGTGGTTCCCACTGGCGTCTCACCGCTCATCTCACCGACCTTCATGTCAGCCATAGATGCGAACCTACGCCCAGCGTCTACAAGCGTTCCCAGAAGGTTATAAAGCGTCCCTGAAGGCTCCTTGAAGGGGAGTGGCATCAAAGAGCCTTGCAGGGTGCCTCCAACCACATCAATATCGCGGAACTCACCCGGTTGTAGGGGGGAATCTTCATCACGAATACGAGCGCCACGGGCCTTAAAGCCTGCTGGCAAGTTGGAGAGGGTGCCTGCATCAATCAATTGACGCAAAATAGACGTAGATGCTTGGGCTAAACCACCAATCATATGTGTTAAGCCAAGGCCATAAAAACCAAGACCCGGAAGAAACTTGTAATGCACGAAGTATTGCTTCGCACGCTTCATCGGGTCAGCTTCCTCGTAGCTCCTACGAACAGATAGTACATCACCAGAATCGGCAATGATCGTGACGATATAAGGAAGTCGCAAACCTGTAGGCTCGCCGTCCTCACCCATGTCCTCGAAACCTTCAATGTCTAAGGACGTATGAACCTCATAAAGAGTTATATCCTCAGACGGTCCAGATGGATGTACGCCTTGAATGTCATCAATAGACTCCTCAACCTCACCCATAGACGCTTCGTCATAGTTGGAAGAACTTGGAAGTTCGATGTCTTTGTAAAATCCTACAAGTTGTAGCTTTCGAACATCATTCGAATCCATATTCAAACGATGCGTAATCCGCGGAGAAGACATCAAATCAGTTGCACCATAAGGCACAATCACATCTTCAGCATGAATGAACTTACTGACCGCACGCCCTTTAAGCGGGTCAAAGTAAACTTTTTTAAATGTCGATCCAATCACAGGTAAATAAAACAGCATCTGATCCAACTCAGGATCGTACTCTTCCATTTCATATGTAATCATATAATTCATGTAGTCTTTGACACGCTCAGACTGCTTAACAAGCATTTCATTCTGTGCGCCAACAACGGCGGTACGAACAGGTCCAGTTGCAGGCAATAACTCACGATAAGCCTGCGCTTGAAACTGCGTAACACTTTCAGCAAGCAAAGGATGAATAACACCAGAAGAACCCTCGAAAGGCTCACTGCGCTCTTCAGTCTTCATACCAAGAAACTCTAGTCCCTTTTTGTATGTATCTTCCCAGTCTTGGCGTGCCGCAAAGTCATCTTCAATCGCGTTAACAATATCAGAAGATATAGCCATAAGCTCATCTTCCTCAATAACGTCTGCAAGGTTTCCATCAAAAGGAACGTCAGCTACAGGCTCACCCTCTTCTTCATATTCACCAACAACGGCACTACCATCATCAAATTCAGTAATCCCCGGAGTTGCTGGAAGCTCAGGTATTTCCTGCATACGAGTTGTATCTTCAATCACTGGTTCTTCGGGAGTGCCGCCAGCACCTAAACCTTGCTCAATAGCCATTAGAAAATGTCCCTCTCGTTACCCTCAATCGGCTCAAGAGTGTTAATATTGTCAAAATCTGTGATAGGGCCACCCTTTTTCCACAAGTTGCAGACATTTTCCGCCATACATGTGAAGTCTAATTCGGTGCAGTAACCTACAGGAACGTCTTCTTTCATTCCTATTCCGTTATCAATGCAATCCAAAACAGAAGCGCGAATGTCATAATAAGCGCATGTACCACATACATTCTTGTCACTTTCAGCCGCGCCGTAATCTTGGTCTTTGATCGCAGACTCACGATTTTCATCGTTAATAGACGAATCTTGAGTTGATAGAGGGCAAGAAATCTCCTCCTCCATCATATCATCATCGTACATATCATCATCAACGAGTTGATTAACGCCAGACTTCAATTCTTCCATATCAATGTTAATGATGATTTTAGCCATTATTTTACTCCAGAAAATCTGGTTCCGCTAATAGCAGCACCACCACCGCGGGAATGACCGCCACCAGTACCACCTTTTGTGGAAGCCTTTTGAGGCTCTGGATCATGCTCATACATAACGCCGTCTTTCTCAACGTTGCCACCATGACCATATTTCTTAACAGCACCGCCGCCCATGTACTTCTTAACAGCGCCGCCTTCCATATACCTCATAGCCGCTTCAGGGTCCATCTTTTGCTGAACCGCTTCAGGTAACTTTGAAAATCCTTTATATTTTTTTGACATATTTGGCATTAGCTTTGTCCTTTATACTTGCCGCCGCGTCCCTTCATGACACAGCCCATCTTTGGTTTCTTAACCTTTTTATTTCTCACAGCGCCGCCATCTTCATACTTCATGACCTTGCCGCCCTTCATCATGCCAGCAGGAGACTTATTAATTCGTCCCATCATCATTTTAAGTATTTTTGCTTTATCAGCATCTGAAATGGCTTTTTCGCCTTTACGAATCTCTTCGTTCTCACGGCCTTCCATCATTTGAATGCGATTGCCACGTTCTAAAGCCGCAATCTCCGCTGGAGTTGCATCCATGCCCCTAGCAAGACCCGCAGGGCGCATCTTTGGTCGTGGTGAACTCATCGGCGCACCGCCCATAGCTTGCTTCAGAGCCTTCATAATTGCTTGTTTTTGATCAGCCATAAAAGCCTCCTAATAATATTCGCGTTTGCGCCGCATAAAAGCAGCCTCTTCTTCATCATCATAATCACTCGGAGTGGTGATAAAACCACCCTGTCTGAATCGTAGTATAGCCTGAGTCATCGAATCCGCCAAGTCATCATGTTCACCATTGGGAAATGCCGCACATTCTTCCATAACTTCATCTGAGAAATTCGTCTCAGGTGCCCACACCATGCCACTTTCAAACACAGGCGCACAGGCGTGCATACGAGTAAACTTATCAGCACCGCGGCTCGGAGTAAATGGTGTTACAGGAATGCCCATCCTGCGAAGCTCTTGAGTTAATGGCATTCCACTCGCTTTTTGCTCCACTAGAACCATGTCAGGCTCATATAATTTATAAGACTTTAACGCCTCTTCCTTCAGTTCTGGAAACTCCCAGCGCCCTCTTTCAGCGTCCAAAAGGATGATATGATCCTCTCGCGTCTCATCATTGTGAAATATACCCCAAGTCGTAATCGCACTGTAGTCAGCCCTGTCAGACTTACTAAACGCAGTGTCATAACTCTGAATAATATAGCTGCAAGCGGGTGGGTCTTCGTCTTCCCACATGTTCCACCACTCGCGCTTAATAATCGCACCCTCTTCAGCAGTAGGGTTCTGCATATACTGAGCATTCCACTTGGCAACAGGAATAGACGCCTTAACGCCCTCAAGCTCATCCAAGCTCCAATACTCAGGCCACAACGGGTCGCCAGACGGCATGATAGCGGGGAACTCTACAATCTCCCACTTATCAGCACCTTTTTCACTCTGCTTGCTTAAAACCTTAGCAGTCAGATCACGAATACTCCAACGGGTCATAACGATAATAATCGCACCACCGGGCTGTAAACGCTGTCTGGGACCAGAAGTGTACCACTCGTAAATGTTATCTAATGCAGTAACACTTAACGCGTCTTGTTCCGAAACGGGGTCGTCAATAATCGCCAAATCCGCGCCGCGACCCGCCAAAGCGCCGCCCACACCCACCGCATAATATTCACCACCGCCATTGGTACTCCAACGACCACTCGCCTTAGCGTCCGTAGCCAAGCTAACATTCGGGAAAACATCTTTAAAATCCTCGCTCTCAATTAAGTTTTTAATTTTACGACCAAAGCCAACAGCCAATTCAGCCGTGTGCGTTGCTTGAATAATTTTCAAATCAGGTCGCCTGCCCATCAGCCAAGTCGGGAATAAATAACTCGCAAACTCTGACTTGGTGTGACGCGGGGGCATGTTAATAATTAAACGCTTTAACTTACCATCCGCTACAGCTTGTAATTTTTCAGCATAAATCTTGTGATGCCTGCCCTCAATAAACTGAGGCCAAACATGCTTTACAAAATTTATAAATGTACTCTGCTTCTCCGTTCGATTATCAAGCGTCTTTAAACGCTCAAGCATCGGAGCAACCTTAGCTAACTCCTCGTCTGTTAGAAACTTGGAAAAGTCGCTAAGGTCATTCATTTTATCGTCTCATTCCACCTAAGAAATTATCAATATTCGGAGTCACAACACCGCCATTGGCAAACTTATCAATGTTACGCGTTACAACACCACCTCTGTTAAATTGAGGTTGGCGAATAATTAATCCACCCACATCAGGCGTAGGCGTTGGAGTAGGCGTAGGTGCAGGAGTATTATCTCTTATGGGCCTTGGCTTGAATTTAATTTTTCGAGTGCCATCGCCTATTTCATCAATAGGCATACAAATGCCTTCTACCGGATCGAACTCAAAGCCCTCTTCACAAATCGGAATGTTGTTGTCGTTGTCATTGTCAACTTCTACTGTAGGCGTGGTTACAACAACGCCGTCCTCAGTGTTTTCATATTGTTTTGTGGAATCAACAACGCTAATATCGTTATCATCATTGTCATCGTTGTTTACAATATTAACATCCGTTTCACTTAACTTGCTTACTACCGTTGTGGTTCCATCGTCGTTAAAGACAACAGTGTCGTTATTACCATCCCCACTCGCATCGTAATTAGGCTCCGCAACTCCGATAACAGTTCTTCCATCTTCTCCGTAAATAAACGTTCCGCCGTTTTTGTAAGCCTCAAGTTGCTTTTCAACCCGTGCTTTGTTGTTCCCAGAAATGGTGAACTGATCGCCAAAGATGCTAAATGGGTTCAAGAACGTATCAATTAAATTAACTACAACGTCTCCAGCTTGATCCATAAAGCTCTGATCCGTTACATAATCACCAGCTTTAGCAATAACTTCTCCAGTGTCAGGATTGATAACATCCTCTTTATGTCGAGCATCACTCAACAAGTCATTCAGATAAGCCGTCTCAGCCGCATTCGGCGCTCTACCGCGAGCACCATAAAGGGCATATTGCTCTTCGTTACTTAGTTTGACTGTAGATTTTGGATCATTAGGATTGTAGTTAGGATCAGATACCTTCTCCATAGCAGATAGATACAATTCAGAGCCAGTCTGACCAGTAACGGTAGAAGCAACCTGACTGATTTCTTCTTCAGTCGGTATATCGCTCGTCTCAGTAGCGCCAGTTCCGACATTGGTTTGCTCAGATAGAATATCTAAGGCGTTCATGTCAGCCTCAGCACGAGCTATTGCTTCGTCAGAAGCCACTGAAGGCTCAATGGGACTCATGCCTAAGTCCATTCTGAACTCACCAAGAGCCTCAGCACCTTCATTCTGGAAAATATTTGCCGCATCTTCGATGGCTTGAATCTCACTGGTTGTCTTTCCAGTCATGAAATCATCAACCGTGTTGTTGTCTGTGAAGTCACCAGCATCATACTGAGCCGTCTCAAACGCCTCCAAGCCAGTTTGCTCAGGGTCAGTGAAGTCCCTATCAACCAAGCCATCAAGATAATTTTGAAACGCTAAGTCTTTATCAGTGTCAGTGGAAACCGTGCTGAAATCTGTGGCAAGATCATCGTCAGTAGCGCCGACCCCAGTGGGAACTACACTAAAGTCAGTGGCTAAATCGTCGTCTGTCGCGCCAACATCATCACCGATAGCCATCTCAGTTATAGCGGCAGGAGCATTCGCAACCTCAAGGTTAATACCCGTATCGCCAACCTTGGCGAGAGCATCAATGTCAATTGGAGCAACGCCAAGCTCAGTTAAAAGCTCATTCGTCTCATCCAAGAAACTAAAATCCAAAGGCTCAGGCTCAAAATCAGTATCGCCAGTCAGTATGTTCTCACGCATACTGTCAATCTCTTCGTCAGAAACACCAGCACTACTTAAAATATCAGCGTAACTTATCTCAGAACCAGTCGGGTCATTTACCGCTGGCGCAACAGGTTGTGACATAACCGTGTATTCATCATCATCATAAGCCTCGCGCTGGGCAGCAGCGTTCGCCGCCGCTATCTCAGCAGCCGTAGGCTCATCAAAAGCCGCCGCCATATTAGCCGCCGCCTGTGCCGCAGCCTGTTCAGCCGCCGCATCCGCCGCACTCGCTTCTTCCTGAGAGCCATAAGGATTGCCAACAGCGTCATAAAAAACAGGGGGTGGTGCAGGAGGCTCAGGAGGAGCTACACTAGGTGGAGGCGTATCTGGAAATGAATCGTCATTTGAAGGCGGATTAAACCCACCGTCATTGTAAAAATCTTCTATAGGACCGCCGTAAGCCTCATCCTCATAACCACTGGTCTGAGTGTTTAGCTCGTTGTTTAACAAAGACTGGGAATAAGCAATAGCATTCTCTAAAGAACCAACCCCACTTTGAACCGCAACTTCTTGACCAGTCGCAGGATCAACCACGATGTCAGGGCCAGCACCGCCAAAAGGATCAAGCGGATCGCTCGCGTCCAAACCACTCGTGCCAGTACCAGTTGAAACAACAGGATCAACAGCATCAGCAAATTCAGAAGAAGTTACACCCGCAGTGCTTTCCGCTAACTGCTCTGGAGATAAACCAGTTACAGTTAAATTCTCAGTCGTATCACCAGAGGGATCATAACCAACATACATAGGGCCGTCATTGCCCTCAATAACGTCAACACCCAAACCACCAGACGTAATATAACCGTCAGCCGTAGTCATCCCATACGGATCAGAATCAGCCGCCGCTAACTGCGCATCGTAAGTCGCTGCAAAGTCGTCGTAACCGCTATCGTTGTCATTGTCGTTGTTGTTATTCGCAGGAGGCGTGTAAGTGCTCGTAGGTGGCATGAACGCACTAATATCACCCGCGTCAGACGCCGCATTAAAATCATCAGCAAAAGAAGTCGGAGTGTTCGAACTACCAGTATATCCGTCAGCCGTCTCAGCACTAACTATGTTACCGCCAATATTAACCGTAGCGCCAACACCCTCAGCATCAATCGCATCATAGTAATTGTCATATACTGGTATGTCAGTCGTCGTGGTAGAACTACTGCTACTGCTACTACTAGAAGATGAACCGCTGTCAGAACCACCGCCGCCAGAATCGCCGCCAGTGTCAAACACAATCTGCGGCATAAAGCCAAAACCCATTAACTCTCTAAATGTTTTCATGCTACTTTCCTATGCCACTTCTCATCGCGCTTACTGCCATCAGGATACAATCTTAAACCCTCCGCAGTCGCAACATTTGGGTAGTTATCCCACATAAATTGCTGTATGTCCCGTATAAACCGTATAACCTCACGGCGACCAGCACGACACTGGAACTTCGGAAAAAATAAAATCAAATCCTCAGAAGCAGAACGAGCAAAAACCTCACCACCATCCCAACAGTCACTGTCGATCTCGCCACGAGTGAAAAATCCCCATGTGCAATAACCAACAATCTCACCGTCAACACGGTGAACAAAACACCGATCATGCTCAACAGCACGGTAAATAGAATTGCAAACATTCGTCATACGATGCTTCTCGTAGAAATTATCGTTAAAAACCAACGACATAAC